CTTATGACTTGATTAATAACCTGTGTTCTGTTATGCGCGTCATGCCATATTGGAGCACGGGAAGTTTAACAATTTCACAAGACAAGGCGGCTGATCCTGCTTATTTATTTACCCTTGCAAATGTATTAGAAGGTGGCTTTAGTTATAGCGGAAGTGATATAAAAAGCCGTCATACGATTGTTAACGTTGCTTACTTCAATAATGATTCACAAGACATGGATTGGGAGACAGTAGAAGATACAACATTAAGCGCAAAGTATGGGCAAATATCAAAAGATATACGGGCGTTTGGATGTACTTCAAGGGGGCAAGCTGCAAGAATGGGACGCGCTATTTTATACGCAGATAATTATCAAGTTGAAACCGTAAGTTTTCAAACAAGTTTAGCGGCTGGAATTATATGTAGACCGGGGCAAGTAATAGAAATTGCTGATCCTGTTAAGGCTGGAGTGAGACGCGGCGGGCAGATAAAAACAGCAACAACAACACAAATTACAGTTGATGATACAGCGGCAACAGATTTACCAACAACAGGCAACCCAACCCTTTCGGTAATACTTCCAAATGGAACGGTAGAAAGTAAAACAGTTAGCGGAATATCAGGCGCAGTAATAACAGTTTCTAGCGCTTATTCTTCGGCGCCTAATCCTAACTCTGTTTGGGTTTTACAAAATGATTCAGTAAAAACAACTCAATGGCGCGTTATTAATGTCACAGAACAGGAAGGCTCTATTTATACCGTTACAGGTTTAACTTATTCAGATTCAAAGTATACATATATAGAAGACGGTTCAACCTTACCTGAAAGGCCCATCTCTGTATTAAATGAAATACCTGATTCTCCCGGTGGTTTTACAGCGTCAGAGATCTTATACGAATCAAACGGCGTTGCTTTATCAAAAATCAGTATGAGTTGGAACGCAGTACCAGGCGTTAGTCAATATGAAGTTCAATATAAATTTAAAGATGAAAACTACACAACCGTACGAATTGCAAGACCTGATTTTGAGATCCTTAATACAAGACCCGGTGTTTATTACATTAGAATTTTTTCATTAAATGCTGTTCTGCAAGCGTCAACTTGGCCTTATTCAACAGGCTTTTGGACGTATGGCAAAACGGCCCCCCCTGCGGATGTATCAGGTGCATATCTAAACGTATTAAATAGTCAAAGTGCGGAGCTTGCATGGACACAACACCCAGATTTAGATGTGAAATTAGGCGGCTCAATATTAATAAGGCATACACCACGAACAAGCGGCGCAACATGGGCAAACTCTACAACTCTTGTACCTGCGGCGGCTGGTAGTCAAACAAGAAAAGTCGTGCCGTTTAAAGCTGGTACTTATTTATTAAAAGCAAAAGATGATACGGGTAATGATTCTTCAGGCGTAGCGACAATTGTTCAAGCAGCGCAGGCAGAAGCGGAACAAAGAAACGTTGTCAGAGTCACGGGAAGTCCTGCGGCTGATGTTTCATTAACCTTTGAAGAATCTAGTACAACACCTAAGTTCCAAGGAAATTTAACCAATATGCTGTATAGCGCTGAACGTGATGCGTTGATACTTGCCAATGGTGTAGATATAGATTCAATTACAGATAATATTGATGATTGGACTTCGATTGATGCTTTAGGAGGTGTTAAGGCGTCGGGTGAATATACGTTTGGAGGTGCTTTAGATCTTGGTGGCGTGTTTGATGTCAATTTAAGATCCAAATTTACAACGCTTGCATTTAACCCCGGTAACTTTTGGGATGATTTACCTTTGATTGATTCACTTGCAACGATTGATGATGTGATTGGTAATCCTGATGCTGACTTATTATTTAGATATAGCACTGATGCAAGTTCACCCACTTACAGCGATTGGACAATTTTCAATTCTAATTTGATAAGAGCAAGACATGTTCAATTCAAGGTCGTTGCTACGTCGGGAGATCAAAGGGAAAATATTGCAATTGATCAGTTAGGAGTGACGGCCCTATTGCAGCAACATAATGAGAGTGCCGGACCTTTAACATCTGGTACTACCACTTACACAGCTACGTTCCCAAATGCGTTTTATGCAGTGCCACAGGTGAATATCACGGCTTTAGATATGGCAACAGGTGATTACGTCGCAATATCAAACGTGACTAGGACTAATTTTCAAGTATTATTCAAGAATAGCAGCGGATCTAATGTGAGCCGCCAATTCCATTATTCCGCCAACGGCACAGGTAAAGAGGTTACTTAAATGGCTCAACATGATTATGTAATTGCTAACCAATCAGGTTCAGCGTTTAGGGCGGATCTGAATAACGCATTGTCGGCGACGGTAACGGGTAATAGTGGAAGCTCGGCGCCTTCAACAACGTACGCTTATATGATTTGGAATGATACGACAAGTAATCAACGAAAAATAAGAAATAGCGCTAATAATGCTTGGATCGTTTTATCTACTTTATCTGGTGGAAATGTATTTGATGATGATGTAACTTTTACGGGTGCATCTGCGAATGTCACATGGGATAAGTCAGCAGACGATTTTATCTTTAATGATAATGCTAAGGCTGTATTTGGAACAAGTTCAGATGGGATAGCCATCTATCATGATGGATCGAACTCGTACATCCATGACGGTGGCACAGGACAGTTAAGGGTTAGTAGTAGCAACTTTAAGGTTTTAAATGCTGCTCAAAATGAAACGATTATAAATGCGGTTGAGAACGGAGCCGTAAGTCTCTATTACGACAACGTATCTTATCTACAGACTATTAACGGAGGAGTTAATACAACATCTGGACATAAGATTACAGGTCTAGCAGGTGGTAATGCCGCTTTGCTTATGTATGCCGATGATGCAGGACAAAACGCTGATAAATGGATGCTTGCCTCAGAGCATGTAGGTAATGGGTTTACTATTTCAAGTTACGCTGCTGGCGCTTGGCAAACAGTTTTAAAAGCTACGGATTCAAGAACAATTGAATTGCATTATCAGGGGAGCGCCAAACTAGCAACCCTTTCTGAAGGATGTAAAGTTACTGGAAATTTATTAGTAAATACTGATTCAAATGAGGCAGGTATTGGGGATAGCTCTGGTGCAACTCAATTTTGCTTTAAAGGTGCGAGTGAAGGAGCAAGATTTACTTGTACTGGTATTAGTTATTGGAATCAACTTGCAAGTGCTCAATATAATATAAGGTTTAGAAGACAAGGCAGTAATGCAGGTAATATTTACAGTGAAAGTAATGGTACAACATCATTCAATACAAGTTCAGATTATAGATTAAAGCAAAATGTAAAAGCTTACACAAATGGTATTACTAAATTAAAAAAACTAAAACCATGTGAATTTGAATTTAAACTAGAACCTGGCAAAGTAGTTGATGGTTTCATTGCTCATGAAGTAACAGATGCTGGATTCCCTTGGATCGTTAAAGGGACAAAAGATGCTGTTGAGTCTGATGGGAAAATAGATGCTCAAAGCATGGATTATGGAAAATTATCACCAATACTTACTGCTGCATTACAAGAAGCAATTGCTAAAATCGAAACATTAGAAACCAAAGTCGCCGCATTGGAGGCTAAATAAATGCCAACACCACAAGAAGAAATTATCGAAGTAAAATCAAGGCTTGATTCTAATATTGCTAAACTTCAAGAAATACAAGCGCAAATAAAAAAATTACAAGAAGAGGGGCAAGCATTAACGCAACCAATTATGGAAGATCAAGGTGCTTTAAAAGTTCTTGAAAAACTTATTGCTGACCCTGCTACTTAAACGTATTAAACTATTTACAAAAGGTTTTTAAAATGGCTTATTCCTATACATGGGAAATCAATGAAAGCAACATGGTTGCTAATGTTTCAAATAAATTTGTGAAAACCATTGTTTACAGAGTAAAAGGCATGGACGGGAGCACAGAAAAAGCAAGAGCAACCGGACAAGTTGATTTTACTGAGCCTTCTTCCCTGCCAAGTGATTTTGTCCCTTATGATTCGTTGACCGCTGCTAAGTGCTTGGAATGGGTGAAAGCCGCAGTAGGAGCAACAGAAGTTACAGCAATAGAAAACGGCTTAAAAGCTGAAATAGATTTATTTAACACCCCCACTGAAAAGGTTGGTGTTCCTTGGACTTAATGAACTTGTCTGGCTAGATCTATTTGTTGTTGACTTTGTTGTTTAACTAATATCCCTGTCATTAGATGCGCAGGTAATAAAGCCACTGTTGAAAAAGCTATAACTATAACCATGATTGGCGCGGCTTTAAGCAAGGCTTCTTTCCATATATCGTCAAACATACTTTTTTAGTTCAATTATAAGTACTATTAAGGCGTAGCAACGTTTAAAGCTATGAAAAAAGTTATTAATGTCCTTGTTATTGCTAACTCGGTCTTTATAGTGGGAGTGTTAGCAGGTGGCGCGGGTCTTTATTTCTACGCTAAGAACCCAACCAACCAAGCTA